GGATGTCAGTTTCCACACCCTGCGTGTTTTGTCCTGTAGCAACATTATCTGTATCTGAAGGATCAAGCAGAAGTTTATAGGATGTTTTTGTTAATATGTCAATCCATTTTCCATTTTCGCTTGCACCAACAGAGGGTAATGTAAATACTTTTGCCGCCGATGTAGCAACGCCCAAAATCAAAAGCTTATTAAAATCTAAAGTAGTTATAGAATAGTTATCTGTTTTTGTTTCTATTGTTGTTATTGTTGTTATTTGAGTATCACTTATAATAATAATAGGAGTATTAAAACTCATACCAATTTCTCCTTTTAAGCATGTGAAGTATCGTGTTTAATTGTGACTGTACCTGGAGAACCCCCTATAGTACCTTCAGCCTTTATTTCTACTTGTATATAAGTTTCTTGTTGTGATGTAGAAGATGCTACTCTTAGTTTACCTGTAGTCTCAATCAAAAATTCAGAAGAAACCAATTCATATCTAGATTCAGTACTATTGTACGCCTTTATTGATTCTTTATAAAAATTACTTCCACCGCTGGGTTTAAAAGAAATTCGTATATACATTCCTGTCACTTCTGAGCCTTTTGTATAATCAATATAGATTAAACTTTGATCTTGTAATGACATAGATGTACTTGCAGCCACATAGCTTGCTGTTAATGTTGTACCATTAAATAATGTTATCATAATTAATTCCTTCCTTTTAATTTGACGTTATTGTCTTTGATCCTGATCGAGCTACCTCATAATGAACACCTATAGTTTGTACGAGAACATCACCTGCATAATCATCTGAAGTCGCAGCTACTCTTTTTAAATTAAATCCGTACTGCAACATAGGATTAAATGTAATACCCTCAAAATTTAAAGTGCATCTATTATATTGAACACTGTAATCCATTTCCGCTGAAATAGTAGTTGCGGATGGGATAACCGCACTATCTGTTGTATAAGTTATCCTTAAATTAAATATTAACCTTCTCTATCAATCCATTTTTGTAAGGTAGCATATATCAAAGGCTCTACCAATATTTCATATCTTTCTAATTTAAATCTTTTTAAGCCAATTTTAATTATATCTTTTGCAAGTTTTAATTTTTCTTCTGAAGTCAAAGAAGTATTTTGTTTTTTTTTCTGAAATGCCATATGCTCTACTGCTCTTATAGCGTCTTCAACTACTTTTCTTATTAAATCCCAATTTTCATTATTTATTGAAACTTTTCCTTTTTTAAATAGCCAAGTCATAGCCCACATAATTATAGAAACTAAAATCAAATTAATTCCTGGACCCATAATTTCAAATATACTTATTTCTGTTGTACAAAACATACTCTTCTCCTTGTTAAATTTATAGACATGCTTAATTAATAATAAAAGAAGGAATCTAGGCTAATAAGACCTAGAAACCTATTTAGGAGTAAAAAAATGAGTTTCTGTTTATTGATCGTATATAACTTCTACTGTAACTCTAATATTTTCGTTAGTAGGTGAAAAAGAACCATCTGTGGTTAAATGTACTCCCACTGTTTGACCTGCTGTAAAGGTGATAACCCCAGGAGCTGCGTTTGCATAAGCGTCATTGGGTGACCCCATTGTCATTGTTAAGTCTAAAGAAGCGTCTGTTACATCTGTGCCATTTAGGGTAGGCTCTATTGTCAAAGTACCTGCTGCTACGCCTGCACCCATCACAGCAGACATTCCTACTATAGAACCAGCTTTTCGCATTACTAATCCATCTGTTGTGCCACTCAGATCTTCAACCGCTGTATCCGTTTGGCTTATTGCAATTCCGCCAATATAGGCAAAAACTAGAGGTACAGATAATAATTGTCGATCGGTCTGAGTTAATACTACATTACTTGCAGTAATAGCAGTTGCTCCGTGCACACCAGCGTGCTCATCTGAGGTCAAATGATAGTATTCAGCAGTAGTTCCACCTTGAAGAGATGCTAAATTATTATGAGTAACAGTCCCCGCAAAAACTACCCAGTTAGTGCCATTAAATTGATATCTTTGATCATCGTCTATTAACCAAAAGGCCATTCCTTCTGTTGCATCCGTGTCATCAAGAGCTTCTTCATTTATATAAGTATAAATTTTGTTGTTATGTGTATGTGTTCCTGCATCGCCTCCGGCATCATCTCCATCATCTTTAAACACACATCTTTCATATTCACTAAGAGCTGCCCCTACATCCCAGGAACCCCCAGTAAAATTATAAAGATCAAAATTAGTAGTATCTAAGCACTTTTCACCATTTGTTGCACCCACTCCTGTTGGAACACCTGCTTTAATGTAATTAATATTGTGATTAACTGCATCTTGCCACTCTAGTCCCTCTATCCTGGCATCTACATAGCTTTTACAAGTATAAAGATCGGAGGCACTTGGTGTCCCCTCTCCCGCTAAAGCTGCTTTTTCGTCTGTTGTTGGTACATTAGCTGAATCAAAAGAAAAGGTGTCAGGTGCCCATGATCCTGTACTGGTATTCAAATAAGCATATTTATAACTAGCCATTAAAAAGCTCCTAAATTAATTAATTAATAAGTTTTCTAAAATTTCAAATATATCTTCTATATCTTTTTTTATTTTAATAATATCTTTTTCTATATCTCTAACATCTTTTTCTACATCTTTAATATAGCTATCTATATTTCTAACATTATCTTCAATTTTATCTACTTTATTCTTACAAGCAAAAGGGTTTTCCTCACAAGGATCTCCATAACCTAACAAAACATTTTTTTGATTTAACGTAGGTAAACAATCTAAATCTTTTAACTCAGAAAAAGGCTGAATTGATCCCCTATTTCTATTTAAATAAACTATTTTTTCTTCCTACATCTTTATCTCACTTTAGTGTTAAGTATTAAATACTAACTAATTAACTAAAAGAGAAAAAAAGACAGCTAAATATAATTAATCAATTAATTGATTTAATACACTTTTAATTTCTGCAAGTTTAGATTTAATCTCCTCTGTTCTACTTTTTACTGTTTTAATATTCTCTACTAATAAATCTGGTATATACCATCTAGGTTCGCCCCTGTTAGTTACCGCGGTAGTCCCTAAATGACAATCATAAATTTCTTTTATTGTGGTAGAATTTTGATTTATTTTTTCTGTTAGCTTGTCTATTTTTTTTACTATTTCATTCATGGCTACCTCTCGGTTTGGCCTTATTTTTTCTTTTAAAAATTCTAAAAGTGTTTTAATAATATTAATAAGAACTGCCACGAAAAGTCCTATATAACCTAAACCCTCCAAGGATACATTTTCTAAAGGAATTTGTGTCATTTTGAGTCTCCCATAAAACAAACTAGGGAATTATCTTCTTTACCAAGAATTTTGCAGCACTTATTAAACCAGAGCCTAATTCTGCAAAACCCGTTATAATTAAACTACACAAAAATAATTGACTTATTTCCATAAAGCTGACTCCTTATTTTTAAAAACTTTTTCAACTGCTTGAGCCATTAACAACTGAACACTTTCTTTTTTAGATTTAGATTCTTTTTTACTGGCTTCTTCTTTTTCTTCTTCTTTATCCTCTTCCTCATCTTCCTCATTTTTATTATTGTCTTCAGAATCTTCCTCTTTTTCTTCTTTTTTACTTTTTTTAGATTCTTCTTTTTTTACTTTATCGTCTCCGTCTGGATCAATTTCTTTCATAGCACTTAAAGCTTTATCAAAGATATCTTTTTCGTTGCTTCCTAAAACATTAGCCATATAAGCCAATAAGCCAGTAGCTTCTTGTTCATCGCCTACAGCTTTTGCCAAATCATTAGCTAATTTTTTAGGATCATCTTTATAGATTTCTTGTATTTCTTTATCTTTTATATCCAATTTCTGTTTTATTTTTTTTAATACGGGATGATCTTTTTTAGTATCTCCGTCTTCTTCCTCTTTTTTAACTTCTTTCTTTTTAGCCTCATTAAAAGTTTTAAAGTTAGCAAATTTATGTAGATCCTCTGTTATAGACATTATATAGCCCCCTCTATTTTTAAAATAATTTTAATATAATATATTACAAACATACGTATACTTATATTATATTAAAATTAAAAAATTTTAAAAGTTAATTTTTAATTTTTTTTTCTGTAAATTCCTAATTTTTTATGTTTAAATTTTAAATTATTATTTTTTGATCCAAATTTTCTAAATATAACAGATGTTTCATCTAATAAACAAATAATTACATTTATTACTTTTGATCCTACTGAATCTTTTTCAATTTGAGATTGAATAAGACTAACAATTAATTTGAGCCCTCCCTGAATAGCATATATTTCTTCATCCTTTAAATTTAATTTTAAAGAATTTAAGGTGCTATTTAATTCTTTTATTTTAATATTTTCTTTACCCTCAATATCTTTTATAACTATATTTATTGCTAAAGAAGCCTCTTTAAAATGCTCAAATTTATTATCATTTTTATTTCTACTTAATACTATAGGCAAAGATGCATCTACTAAAGATCTTGCTACTACACAAAGATCTATATTTGCACATCCGACTAAATTCATCATAAGAAATATTAGTATACATATTAATTTTTTCATAATTTACTCCTAAATATAAAATTAATTAACTATTACAAAAAGTATCTGGGGAACCATCTCTTAAAAGTGCCCCACAACCCATAGTATCGCCCTCTCTAGCCAGTAAATCACTATTTCCCTTAGTATTAAGTGAACCTGTACTAATTTGCTGGCTTCCATGCCTATTGCAGTGTACAGCATCCCCAACTCTTGCCACAGGGATTCCATTTACAAAGATATTTGAAGACCCCGTTTGTACATATCCTCCATGAGATATTAAATCACCTTTTCTTATTAATTTCCTCATTTAATTTCTCCAAATCTTCCGCCTTACTACAAGTTTTGATTATTTTTAATTGTGCAATTTTCCATTTTTGATTCTGTCTTTGAACAGATATAATTTTATTAATTAAAATATCTATTTCTTCTATTGTAATTTTAAAAATGTCCCCAGGATACTCATCAAAAGTTATATCATCCTTTTTTATATTTTCTAATTCCATATTCTTTTGTAAAAAATATAAATTATCTAAATTTGTTTTACTTGCTTTTATTTCAAATTTTTTAAAAAACACTACTTTTTCTTTTGCAGCTATTTTAATAACTTTGCCCAATAAAACTTCTTTTATTTGGTTTATATTTTCTACTTGATATTCCCATATCCCTAAGGGTGTAAGGTCATTATAAACTCTTTTATACCCCTTTTTTTCTAGAATAGTAGGAGCTATATTAGTAGTTTTTAAATCTCTGATATCCAAGCCTAATTTAGGAATAATTTTCTTACCTGTGTTTTTATCATAATAAATTTTTCCACGATAATCTGCAACCACTTCCCATTGCTGCTCTTTTTCATGAAAAAGAGCAGCTTTATTTTTTCCGTGTCTGGGAGGTTTAATCTCTGTTGCTTTGGCTGGCACTAAAAACTTAATAACTTTATTTATTTTAAATTCTAAAGGGTCTATTTTTGCAAAAGTTGTTTTTGAGTAAATATTATTATTGCCATTATAGTGGTAAAGTATTTTTTGTTTTATTTTCATTCTATTTTCCTAATATTTAATACAAAACATTTTATTAACATTTCTAGGTCTTGTTTCATTTCCACCGTAGGAAGACGTTGTGTAATGGCTACATCCCCCTCTCATTCTCCTTTCACCTGAGCCTAGATCTAACTCATCACTATCATCATCTCCATAATCATGGGCATGACTTTCTACTCCGGGGGGTTGTTTTGCACCTATAATGTCTCCTCCTGTTCCGTCCCCCCTGTCTGTACGACTTGCAGCATCAGGGTCATTTCCGGCACCATGATCTAAACCCCTTACAAATTCACCTCGCATATCATTAATATTAAAAGTTGTTGATCCGTCTCCAACGCCAAACTGAGTCCCTATAACTGCGAATAAACTGGAATACGTAGTTCTTGAAATTATTGAACCATCTTCTTCAAGATATCCGGTAGGGGGTATTGCTGTATTCCACATTATAGAAGTTCCAACTGGGACTATGGAAGCATCTAAACTTTCAGACTTTATATCTAATTTCGCTATAGCTGTTTCTAAATCGTCTCCATCTGCTACTGTGTAAGGAGTGGCCCCGTGAGTAGTATAAGTGGGCGATACATCGTCTTTATCTGTAGCCCCTATAAAAGTTCCTTGATTTGAATTGTTTAAACTTAATTTTCCTAATGCTACATTGTGTGTGTCTAATTCAGCAATACTATAATTATTACTATAACTAGGCATTGTAGCAGTAGTTTCATCCTCTCCTACTTTGTCTGCTAAATAACCTATTTGAGTAAGTTGATCCGTATCCCTCTCAGCTAAATCAACTAAAGGTCTATTATCGACAGGTGCATAAACAGGATCGTCTAAAGTATAATATCTAACTGTAGTTAAACCATCCGCATCTGTTGCTGTATTGGCTGGGGGTACTGTTGGCCAAGTCATAAGGCTAGTCCTTTCTATATATTAATAGTCCAATTAAAAGTTAAAATATTAGCTCCGTGATAAATTAAAGGAAAAGTAACTCTTGCAAATAAAGTAGTATTATCCGTATGAAATAGAGCCATCTCACTTATACCACTGCCCACTAATTCCCCTGCATTAATTTGTCCCACAAATTTTACAGAAGTTGTAGTAGGATAACTAAAAGATTCTCTTACTTTTCGGTATAATTCGTTTCCTAAGGCTGTATCTGTAGCATCCGCCCCTAAAGCTGTGGAAGGATCTGAAGGATCGTGCCCCCCATCTCCCCAGGCTACATAATAAATTTTATTACTATTACCTTCACCTAACATATAAGCAATCTGTTGTCGGCCTATATTAACAACTAAATTTTTATACCTATAAGTATGTAATATTTTACCATGCTTATCTATTTCTTTTATTTCTACATTAGTATAAAGCTTTAAATTACTGGATAAGGGCATGACCATCCTGGTTACCTCCGGAAAAATTTATGCTCAAATTATCCGCGTCTGTATAAGTAACAGTATAATTAGACTCCGCTATTTTTACATAAGAAGTATTTACAACTGTTACACTACAAACTCTTTTATTAAAACCATGATTAATAGGCCAAGGATTTATGGCGGAGGCACTTTGATCGTATGGGTACCCTAATACGCCAGAAGCTAATGGAGTTTCACCATCTTTTATATTAACAAAAAGTGTTTGCCAAGAGGTAGTATCACTATTATATATTTTTAATACATCAGGCCTAGTTGCTCCAGAGGTTGTGTCTAACCATGTTTGTCCTGTTCCTGCTAATATATCTGTGGGAGCAGTGTCCCCACTATGGTGACTACATAAAGCATTTAAATTAGTTCGCATTTCTGAACTAGATAATCCAGCTTGATAAGAAGGTTTTGTACTATCATAACCTTGTGACATTTTTTACTCCTATATTTCTTTTAAATGTTCGTTTAAATGTTTAAATTTTTTTTTCTTCCTAAAATATCTCAATACTAGCAGTACGATTAAAGAAAAAATTAGACTAATTAAAACTACTACGTATCTTATTTGAAATCCTTTATTATACCACTCAGTTTTAGTTAAATATTTAGAGTTATTCAATTTTAATACTTTATCCGTATTTTTAACTAATTTTAATTCCATCTTTTCTTTTTCCAAATAAGATTCTGTTATAACCACTATTCCTTTTATAAAGGATATAAAAGCAAAGGTTAAACAGACTAGTAAAACTATATTAAATTTAATTTTACTTAAATCTATTTTCTCAATTTTAAATATTTCCATGATATTAATCCTAAATTAATAAATTAACTCCAGAAAATTTATCATCACCTATTCTACTAAAATTTTTCGCCGCTTCTACTCCACCTGTTCCATTTACTATATCCTCTACATTTGTATAAGCTTTACAACAATTTCTTGTTTTGCCTATATCATCCCAAAAAGTTGAAGCATCGTCCCAAATCAAACCTAAATCCCATTTTGTATTATAGTTATACATTACATCTCTTAAATATTCAGGAACACTAGAATTATATGAAGTATTATGCCTAGCTGTATATTTATGATAATTTCTTATATAATAGGTTTCAAAAGCATAAGTTCCATTAACACAATCAGGTATACTTTCAAGTTGTATTTGTGTTTCTGAAAGTATTGTATCTATTTTAAGAAATTGATATCTATTTTTCAAGTACTTTATATTATAATTTATTGTACAAGTTCCAGGAGAGCTGCCTAAATTTTCTGCTTTAATTTCTACTTGTAAAACTCTTTCATAGTTTTCTAACTCAAAAGGAAGTCTATAATTACCACTACTTGAAATATTAAAAGTTACAATTCTTAGATTATAATTTGTATTGTAATCAAAAGCAGAATATCCATAATATCCAAGTCTACTTTGATTTTTTATAGCTACTTGTATTTGTAAACTATTCTCATCCCCTTTTGTGTATTCTATATAAAGACAAGTATAAGCTTGCATGGAAACATTAGCATCTTCAGAATTATCTCCAAAAGTTCCGGTTAGAGTTACTTCATCAAAAAGAGTTTCTAACTCAAAATAATACTGTTCACCAATATCTATTGCTATAAAATCATCTATTTCTAACCCTCTATAACTAAATAAAGAAGAAGCGGAAGTTATTGTAGTCGTTCCATCTATCACTAAATCAGATCTAGTTACTTTTAGATAACCTAATCTTGTTAACCAAAAAGCATTAGTTTCATCTCTTACACAATGATCATTATGTATTTCAGGCGAATAGGGATCCCATTGCCAAGTAGGTGCTCCCACATCCCAGAATATATTATTTCTATCCCAGGAAGGGGTATATTGATTTATAGTCTCTACACCATCCCAATTATCCGCTTCTGTAGAATAATCAGTATCCCAGGCATTACTTGAATCCCAGGTAAAAAAAGTTACATCTATAGGTAAGGCACCTTTTCCATGATAACAGCAACAATTATTTAATAACAACTCAAAAAATTGTAAATCCATGGCTAATTCGTCTGTCATTGTTAAAGAATCATCAAAATTAAAAATGAAATTTAGACTAAATTCTATGTGTATAGGTGTAAAACTTTGTATCTTTTCTTCTATTCGTTGCAACAAATAAGGAGACAATAAACCACCTGAAAAACCACATATATTTAAATCTTCCGCTTCTAATCTTTCTAAAGTTATTAATATTCTACTTGAACAATACCAACCTGCTAATCTAGTATTGAAAGCTGTTATTACTTCGTCTTCCTCTTTTGTAGTAGCTCCATCCGGAGTTTCTTCATATAAAATTGTAACTGTGGTATCATACCCTAAGTTTCTCAAAAGGCCTTCATAGCCTTGAGTAGTTCCTTTATATTTATATAAATCTACTATATTTCTTACTTGCTGCCTAATTAAAGCTTCATCGTCACATTGTTCAATATCTAAACCTACATGATTAGCTAAATAAGCTAAATAGTCTTTAGCACAAACATCCACATCCACTAAATCAGGCAAAGCATTAATTTCGTCTCTTATTATATCCCACTCTTGTTGATAAGCCCCTACAAGATTTTCAATGGCTGCTTGGTTGTCCCCTAATTTATGTACATAAGGAACAAACCTTTCAAAATAATTTATAGACATTTTCAATCCTAATTTAGATTTTTATTTTTATATAGTTTCAAAATAAAATGAGGTATTTTTATTAACTTCAATATTAATACTTTTAGTATCTGAATAATAAGATACAGTGTATTTTAAAAATTTATATTTTTTATTTTTTTCTTTTAATAATTCTCCTTTTTCTTCATAAGAACTAATTAAATGCTTTAAATTTAATTTTTCTTTTTTAAGGATATCTAATATATTATTAATAGTATAAAAAATTTCATCTTTAATAAAAATGATTATAAAATCTTTATAAGTTTCAGTTATATTTATAGATAAGTCTTCTATAAAAAGCTGCTTTTCTGAATAATCAGCCTGACTCTGTGTCTTTTCTATAAAATCTACTTGTTTTTTAAAAGTAGGTATTTTAGTTATTTCTAATTGATATCTGTCTAAAAACTTTTCTACATTTTTTGATTCAAGAATTTTAGGATGTGTTTTTATTATATTTTGAATAGAAAAAAAAATCAAATCTAATGTATTTGAATAATTTTTTATAATAAACTTTCTTATTTGTGTTTGCGACATTACCATTTTTTTTCCTTAATTAATTAATTAACTATTTGTAATTAGAGTTGTACTTCTTGGATCTGTAGATCTAGAATAAACATTAACCACCAAAGTTCCTAAAGTATAAATTTCATCTCTTGCTACAGGAATATCTTGCAAAAAGTCAAATTGTGTTTCAATACTTAAAGTATCTCCTACAGATGGAGCCACTATATCATCTATTGTAACTTGGTCTATAGTATTGCTTAAAATATCATACGATTGGCTTGATAAAACACCCGAAGTAAAAGTTAAAGTTCCAGCCGCAAATTGATTTACAGTAATAGGATTAGAAAGAGTATTTAAATCTATTTGAGTAGATAAACCAGAAGTAAAAGTAGCATCTACTTTAGCTGTTTCTGTTGTTTCTGTTCCTGGTATTCCTATGTTAGCTTGCAATATTCCATCTATACTTAAAACTTCTCTTTGTAATTCAGAGATATAAAAAGTCTCCCCTGGCTGCAAAGTTTCTCTATTAAAAAAAGTTTCTGCAGTAGTTTCTATTTCTGTTTGAATATCGCTTGCTGTCTGAGTTGTTAAAGTTACATAAGCATTGATTGTCATATCTATCGTAGTAGTGTTTCCCTCATATACAAAAATATCTACAGTCAATACTGCCCTAGCTTTTAAATATGCGTATAATTTTTGTCTTAAAGCAGCGGAAGCTCCAGTGTAAGCCCCTCCTACAGTTAAAGCCCAGGCATAAACTTCTACTTCATTGGCACTTGAATTTGTTTGACCGTACCTAGGATAAGCTACTGCTTTAGCAATTGACCCATAAGTAGGGTCACTAAATTGAGAAGCCAATGAATCATAATCACTTTTTGTTATTGCATTTCCATGAGTTCGGACATATCTGGGAGCATTAAATTTAATACTGTCTATAGATTCTTCATTCTCTCCACCCTGGGCAGAAGCTGGATTAGCTATGGTTACACTAATATCACCACTGATTGTTGTAGCAGTTATAGTAGTGTCTATAGTATTAGCCGCTATTATCCCAATTTCACCCCCACCAACTCTATAATCTACTACTATATTATCCGTCCCTATAGGAGGAATTCTTCCACTTACTCCATTACCAAATCTAACAGTTGCAGTATTATTTCCATCAAATTTTAATTCATAAACATTCTCATCCCCACTAAAAACTAAAGCATCCGTTTCTAACCATTCAGTTCCATCTACAGTTATTGTATAACTATTTTGAATTCCAGAATCATTAGAAACAGTATATTCTTGATTAGCTGCTCCCGTACCATCAAAGGTGTCTTGATAACTTCTGCCCTCATAAAAAGTAGGTCCGGAAGTATAAACTATACTTGTAACTCCTGCACCTATTATAAAATCGGCTAAAGTTTCAAAGTATAAATCAGCCACTTGTATTTGTGTGGCTGATGGAATAGTGGCGGCTAAACTTGTAAATTCAGTTCTTTCGCAAGATACTTGAACACTTGCAGCCGTAGGAGGAGAAGGTTGATAACCAATTAAATTTACAATCTTAACTAAATTAGTTCTTTGGGTAGCAGTAGGTAAATAAACTTCGTTTGCTTGCATATCTGCCGTAAAGCTCATTATATCACCTACATATGCAGCAACTTCAATTAACATGACTCCTAAAGTTGATTCTGTGAAATCGGTATAATCCTCCGGGTATACCGCCTGTATATAATTTTCTATAGCAGCTTTTATAGTGTTAAAATCTCTAGCTGAATAATCTATTCTTGGATAACTTGTACTCATGATCATTATTTCCTAGTTAAACCCTTACTTATATCTTTTTTATGCAATTGTTGATGGCACGATCTGCAAACAGAAATTAAATTACTTTTATAATCAGCTTTTTTATCCTCTTTATTTTTTGCACGGCTTTTATGATGGATATCTAATTTTTTTGTCTTTTCTCCACATCTTTGACAGGTATAATTATCTCTTTCTTTTATTTCTTCTCTTCTTTCTTTTTGTATTTTATGCCTTTTTGGTTTCACTATTCTTACTCCTAAATAAAAATAATTTATTTCCTACATTTAAAACAAGCTTTGCATAAATAAATTTGTTTGTATCTTCTTAAATTTCTAGCTATAAGACCACAATTAAAACAAGTATTAATTTTCTTTTTCTTTTTTTTCTTTAATTTTTCTAGGCTTTCTAATTCTTCCATTTTACTCTTACCTTTGTACTTCTATTTTACTTTCAATCCTGTTAAGATTTAATACCACATTATCTTCAGTTAATATAGGTTTTTTTATTAAATATTTCAAAGATACATTAACATTATTTGGCTTATTAGAATTCCGATAAATTGTTGTAGATAGAATTTCTATACTAGGCACCCAACGTTGTAAAGCTTCCACTACATATTCTCTTATCATAACATCTAATACTACATCATTTTGCTCATAAATCAATTCAAAAATTCTTGAACCAAATTCCGTATTATGCACCCGTTCACCTATTCTAGTTAGTAAAGTAATAATAATTTGGTTTTTAATAGATTTTTTACCATAACTTATGGTAAAAAACCCGTTTCTACCTTTATCAACTGGATAATGTACATGAGGAAAAAGTTTACTTACTTTTAGCATAATTAAACCCCATAATTAAAAAAACCTATTGAATTCTTTAAAATAGATATCAATTGATCACTCATTTTAAATTTTTCTTTATTAAATTCAATACTGTCTAAAACATTTCCCTCTTTAGTTCTTTGAGAGGAAGCCGCCCAATCACAAAACATTTCTATAATATCCACAAAAGTCATTCCATTTATACCCATTTCAAAATGTTCTGGATGATGCTTATTATTTTTATAGTATTGATCTAAAGGTAAAAGTTTTTTAGCTTCCTTATACTCCTTCGAGCCGTATTTTAAATCTTTCAAAATAGCTGTATTTTTTGCAAAGACTGTAAGCTCCGGCTCCTCTAATTTACTATTATCGTGCAGTAAAGCTCTTAATTTTATTTCATCTGCAAATTTATCCATAAAGAACTTAACTAATTTCTTATGCTTTTCAGTATCTTTTATAAAATCATCCTTTTTGTTTTGATCATTACTTTCTAAAAACATGTTTAAATCTGCTTTAATAGACATTATTTATAAACCTTTATTCCTAATTTGTTTAGATAAGAAGTATGTTTATTACTATTATTCGGACAAGTTTTTCCTGCTTGTTGTTTTTTTCCTACATTATTATTATTATTATAAGTATTTTGATAAGAACCTTTAAAAGGTCCCGATCCATCTCTAATACCTTGATTTTCTTTGCCCATAATTTTACTCCCTTATAAATATATTTATAATTTACGGATTAAATTCTAATGGATCTCCTGTAATTGTATACGTACCTGTAGCTGTAGAAGTTCCAATACCTGTAATGTTTTCTGCTTTTCCACCAAAAAAATTATAAGTAGATAATAAAGTAACAGTTTTAATAAATAAATTTAAATAAGTCTCTATTACGGTTAATGTAACAGTAGTTGTTAAAGTGCCTAAAATAGTAATTATTTTATTACCTGTAATATTTTGAATTAAATTACTCAAAAAGTTTTCTGTTACAAAAAGTGTAACATTAGTTGTCATATTTTGCAAAACTGTTAAAGTTTTATCTAAAGTTATTGTTTCTACTCTACTTCCTAATATTGTTTTTGTTTGATTACCATCTACTTGTTGATTATGCAATTGTTTATAATATTCTTGCACATCTCCATCTACTACAATATGATAATCTCCTTTTACATGCAGAACTACATCACCGTTAGCTCTGAATTCTTGATGTGAGCCACTCGGATGATATACATGTACCCTTTCCGCTCCTGAAGTATCATCTAATTCTATAACAATTCCAGACTTAGTTCTTATTCCTTTATTTTGCGGATATACTGCATTATAACTGCCTGCCTGATCTATTAAAGTTTCTGTATCAACACAAGCAGGATCGGTAGCATCTCCCCTAAATATTTTAGGTATTTCACTTGTGCCTCCTGGAGCACTATGACAAGTTCCTATCCAAGTAACCGGATATCCTTCAATATAAGAAACTACTACATGATCTCCTATTTCAGGAATAAATATCAAACCAACATCATTTTGACCTCCATATGAAAAATTAGGTATAGCCCAGGGCAGTGCGTCATTATTAATCCCTTCATGCAAAGAAAAAAGTTTTACTTTTAATCTTCCTAATTCTTTGGGATCAATGTTATCTATTACTTCAGCTCTATAAATATAATTTAATTCTTTTAAAAGGTCTTTTTTCTTTTTATAGATATCAAGAATAGTTTTTTTCATAGCCTTGTAGCCTCTTTTATAATTCCTTTTTTTTGCTCACTTAAAGATTTTCTTTTACTTCCTGTTAATTCATCTCTACCTTTTTTCAATCCTGTCTTAGTCATAACTAATTCCGTTTTAAAAGCATTTGCTGTAATAGTTTGATAAATTGTTTCTACTAAATAAATTCCTGTTCCTGGATGATAGCCTTTAGCACTTGGAATAGTTATTTCTATTTCCATACCTGGAGATATTTTAGAATCTCCATCTATTTCTAACAATCCTATATACCTAGTTCTAAAAGCATTATAATAATTATTAATTGCATGTTGCTGTACTTCTTCTTTTAAAGTACCTGCTCCAAAATAATACCTCCCTATATCAAAATTACCCGTTGTTAATGCTTGAGTCCTGTTTCCTCTTAGTATCTTTTGAGGTGTATTAGAATCTTGTACTGTATAGCTTAGTATTTCTTTAGATATAGGATCAAAACCAGCATTCTTTATTGAAACCCCCCCTTGAATATTAGAAGATTCCCCTCTATACCATAATTTAAACTTTTTTATTTTATTTTCTGCCTCAGTAGTTTCAAAATAAGTATATTTTTTATAGACAGAATTTTTAGATTTAGGAGGATGGAAATGCAATTTACCAAAATTATCAAAATATAAATTATAACTTCCTTGGCCACTTTTATTACTTATGGCATAGGGTAAAAGTTGATTTAAAACAAATTTTAAATCCGTGGTGTATACTTGCCTTATTGTATACTTGCCTTGAGTTTCTTCTATATCATAGGATAAAGAATTTTGAGTAGCTATTTGAATAACCATATCAGATATTGTCATATTAGAAAAACCTTGAGTCTTTTCACCCCTGAGTAAATCAATAGACTTATCTATTATATCTAAATTTAAAAGAGAATAACCCCCTATAAATTCAATATTATATTCTGCCAATTTATACTGAAATTTATCTGAAAGTTCTACATTTGTTCTACCAAATCTAAAAACTACTTGACTATCTTTTAAAAAATTTTGTATCTCAGTTCCAGTATCGTCTGTTAATACAATAGTTGCATGATTAGCTTGATTAGCTATTGTATTACAAAAAGAAAAACCAAGTAGTTTATTTTCTGTACTATAAGTAGTGTTATTAACAATCATTTCTATATAAGCTGGCATATTTAATATTATCCTTAATTTTAGCTGCTTTCCAAACAAAAATAAATTATTTTGAAAATAATTTATTTTTCTCTTAACATTGTTAAAATAGCTCTTAATCCTCAAAAGCTTCAAATATTTTAGATTTATCTGGTATATAAATTACAGCCCCAACTTCCATATCTACTAAAGGATCTATAATTTGATTTACTAAAGCTATAACCCACCATAAAGCCTCAGTACCATAATATTTATTTGATACTAAATCTAGTCTTCCTACGTCTGTATCTAGTATAGTATAATAACTAGCATTATCAAGAGAAATATCTGGTTTTTCTAAAGTTCCAAAAAAAGTGACATCCCCTCGAGTAAAAGTATAACTAGTTGTATATAAAGGTGTATCTCTATATCTAGAAGTTAAATCTAATTCAAGCTCTCTTGCCATTAGGCTACACCCCCACGTCTTACAATGCCTTGAGTAATTAATCCAATTTCTTTTGGTATTGCTTGTTCCATATCTAAAGTGACTTTTGCCCAAATAGGATAATGAGTATCAATATCAAATTCTCTTGCCCATTCCGTACTTACACTTTTTATTACAACCCTTGTTTGTATCCATTGGCCTATATTAAGTAGCATAAGTGGGGGCTTTTTATTTGGTTCTTTACTACTAATAGGGTATTGTAAAGATTTTAACCAATTTACAGGATCAAAAACTTCTATTTTGGCATTGGCTACCATAACAAAAGTTACAGTCATTCCTAATGTTCTAACGCCGGTATTCTTCCAATATCTTAAAACATGACTAGTCAAACCTTGAGCTGTTCTAGTTTCATATTCTGCACTTATAGAATCACCGGATATTTCTGGAGGTAAAAAATACATTCTTTCTCTTGGATCATCCACCATGATTAAAAAAGAATCCGTAGAAGAAGCCTCAGCCCCCGCCGTCATGCCAAATAACGTAACACCTGCTACGCCAGTTCCTGTGACATCTGTAGCCATGATTAATCACTCCAACTTAATAAATTAGAGGATAAAAAATTTTCTACTTTCATTTCTTTTCCTCTATCTTCTTTTAATAATGAAATCATTTGATCTAACTTTTTACCTATAATAGTTAAATCTAAATTAACATTAACTTGAGGTGCTTTATTATCATTTGCTGCATTAGGTGCCATGCCTTTTATTAGCCGTCCCATATCCTCTACAGGCATTACAACTTCTGGTCCATTTTCTCCCACCACCATTGGTTGGGGAGCAGTAACTAAAGCTCCTGATGCTGCCCCTACTATTTTAGCTTCAGACCCCCATATGCCTGTTTTTTCAAGCAACCACTTCATGCCTTTTCCACCTGTTTGTTTCATAGAATCCCACAAATTACCAATTTTATTTAACCATCCCCATAAGGTTTTAAGACTAAGAGTCACAGAATCTATCGGGTGTTTGAAAAAAAATAATAAATTATTACCTACATTTTTTAAACCTGTTTCAAAAGAATCTATTAAAATATTTAACCATTTAACTTCTATTCCAAATTTTTTTAATACCCAATTAATTAACTTAAAAGTACCGTAAATAGCCCCCCCAACCAATGCTACTTTAGCCATAACTATTAAAAAAGGTAACATCGAAATCATTAAACCATAAAAAGCAGGTATCACTTTAAATAAAATCATTTTAGTTAAAAAACCAAAACCTTTCATAAGAAATTTAAAAGGCCCTGCTATTAAACTACCCATAGCTTTAAAAACTGCCCCTATCCCTATTTTTTTTAATATAACAAAAGCAGTAGATAAAGCAAAGGTAGTTACTATTAAACTAGCCATTAAACTTATTGTATACTTAAAAGGGGTTGAAAGATTTTCTAGCCATTTAGCTGTTTTTTCTAAATAAGGTACCAATTTTTTTAATACAGAATGTAAGAACTCAAAAAATACAGTTCCTAATGATTTAAATATTGGAATAAACGCATTTTTAAGTTGGGCCGTTAAAGACTCAAATCTATTTTGCATTTTAGTCCAGGCTTTATCTATTGCTGTAGGATCAGCTTCCTTTTTGAAACCCTTGAAAATATTTTCAAAATTTACCTTACTCATTGTTTTCAACTGTATAGCCACGTCATAACTTACGCCATAAAGCTCCTGCATAGAACTTCCAAATCTTTCAATTTGTTCCCTAGATAAACCACTAACCGCCTTATATAAAAGCGTCATATAATCAGCATATTTACCTTCTTCTATTAATTTATTTATATCAGATAAAGGTTTTCCAAGATTCTGTGAAAGCATATGTTTTATAGTTAAGCCCTCGGCCGAATACTTCATTCTTAAATTCTTAAACATGTCCGCCAATCCACTTGTTTCAATTCCTGCGTTGTTTAAAGCCCCTCCTATTTTTAAAATGCTCTTTAACATAGTGTGTGCTACAGTTTTAGTAGATGTTTTAGCCAGCAATTTAAACTCTTCTACTAAACTTGCTACTTCATCTACTGTCATATTAGTAGCAGTAGCAACAGAGTATACCATAGACGACATTTCTTTTAATTTTCCTTTTCCTTTATAAAATTTAAGAAAAGTTTTAACTAATTTAGAACTTGATTCAATACCTAGAGTAGTAGTCACATTTAAATAAGACACAGATTTATTAAATGCATTCATAGTATCTTTATCTTTTATAATAAAGTTGTCATAAGTCCCAAACATAGTTTTCATTTGTTCTTCAGTCATTTTCAATTGTAACATATTAGTTAAAAAAGATCGTTTCATATATTTTTCTTGCTTTATAGTAAGTTGAACATTTTTTTGCATGGAAGCTGAAAGATTATCAAAAGAGGCACCAAATTCAATAAGGTATTTAAAAGCACCAAAAGCTACCAACACCCCAGCTAAATCTGCTACGCCAACTTTGACTTTGCTTACATTTTTGCCTAATATAGCCATTCTAGCGGCGGCCATCTTTACCATACCCTTCAAAGAATCAAAAGCTCCTGCCTGTGTGTCCAAAGTATTTGAAAGATCATCTACAGCATTTGTACTTTCTTTAGTTTCTTTTTGAAAAGTATCACTCCCTTGATGCTTCAAATCATTTATTTCTTCAGTAATATTGCTAATACTTTTCTTAGCATTATCTAAAGTCTTTTTAGAGGTTTTTTCAAATTTTTCAAAAGTACCTTGTACAGTATTCATAGGTTTTGATACTTCGTCTTTCATTTTCATCGAAAACTCAAGATTCTTTTTTATATCCATAATAATTTTAACTACCTCTTTCTATTTGCCTTTTCCATTTCCTCATTCTTCTTATCTATGGTGTCACTAAGTAACTTATGAAAATAATTGCGTTCACTGACGGGCATATTTTCTGTGTCTGTATAATTAAATCCTTTTGCGAAGTAACCAAGATCAAATTGTTGTTGCAAAATGTTTCTTGTCTTTACTTCGCTCTGTCCGAAAAAAAGCAGACGTAAGCCTCAAATAAGTTTCAAATAAATAACCGCATTGTGGACACTCAATTTCAATATCAAAATTAATTCCGGCTGTATTCTTTTCTATATCATTTCTAAAAGCAGACGAATCCATAGTTACCATATCTTTTACAAATTCTAAAGTATCCATTACATCGACTTCTTTTTCATCAATATGAGTTATTCTTCTTGCAAGACTATATTCATAAGCTTCATCCCCTAAAGAATTCTTTTTTCTGTTATTCTCTCTTTTTCTAAATTGGTATATAGCATTCTCATCTTTTCCTCTTAACATTTTATAGCCTATAGTTACTCCGCTATTAGGTAAAGTTATTTCAAAAGGTTCTTTTTCATTGCCCTCATAATATGTAACTTCTAAAGCATTTAAATCTGTAGTATGGTTATAAACATTTCCACAAGACTCACAGTTAACTGGTATGGTATATTTAGACCCAAATGATAATTGCCTTATTTTAAAGATTAAAAATAGCCTGTCAGCATCTAAAAGGTCATATACAGTCAAACCTTCAGGAAGTCCTTCAACACATCTTTTTATAAGAGTATCAATCTTTTGATTTATAGCCGCTCCACCACTATAAATTAATTTTTCTTCTTTAGTTGTCATACTCTTTACTGTAATATCGCCTATTTCTTTATCGTATAAAACTCCTTTTGAAGGCAATGTAAATTGCTGTTCTATACTACTATTACTCATTTTTTTTTATCCCCTAAGTATAAAAAACAATAGTCCCTATTTCTAAGGACTATTTAAACTATTGTTGGTAAGCAAAAGTTGGAAAAGCTTTGTCATATCGTATTGTTATTTCTAATTCTACTTGGTCATTAGAAGTATTGTCTAAATCTCCTGCCGTCACTGTTTTAGGCCAACACCCTTCTAATCTCCAGGTTCTTTTAAAATTATCATCGTCATTAGGAGATAGCATATAAATATACGCAGTAACTTTGTAATCACTTGCTAACCCTATTTTATCATTAAAAGGGTTATATACTTTCTTTTTCCATCTATAAACTACTCCTGCTGTATCTGTGTCTATAAAATCCCTAACTCTTACAGTACCCTCAGAATAAGTAGCTCTTCCAGCTACGTAAACACTTGTATTTTTACCTGGAAATTCTACTTCATCATTTGTCATCTCGGGAATAAAGGCACCTATAGTGGATAATTTTAATAATTTTTCGTCTCCACTGTCATTTAAAATAAATTGAATATAATACTGATTCCTTCTCTGTGGTTCATATCCACCCCCACTAGGTGCTATATAATCCACGGTTAAATTAGTAGTTGCCATAGATCATTTTCCTTAAATATTGGTACCAGTCGCTTCATTAAACTCAGCACCTGAGGGTAATAGTACAAAATCAAATATCAATTTTTCAGCCGATTTTGTAGGTATAATAAAAATTTTACCTGGCATTTCATTTCTGTTTCTATGATATTCTGTTACTGTAGTTTCATCTATAACTACTCTATAATCTTCAATACCTCTTTCACTTTTTACAAAAGCTAATAAAGGCGTAATTAAACCTACGGCCCTATTCCAAGTATCCGAATCATTAGGCTCAAAAACTAAATATTTTGTTGCAGTAGCTACGACTTTTTCTACATAAAGTAACATTCTTCTTACATTAATTCTATCTAACGCACTATAAGACCTTTGTAGTGTCATCTGTCCCCAAATTGTTATGCCTTCTTTAGAAAAATCTACTATAGGATTTACCCTATTAAGATTATCTTGCATATATTCTTGTGCACCTGAAGACAATTTAGTCTCTAAAGATAAAACATTGTTTAGTCTTCCAAAAGTTAAACCAGCAGGTGCTTGCCAGGGGTTTCTTCTATTATCAGTATAAGCCATTTGAGATAAAACAAAACCACTCGGAGGTACCCAAACTTTTACATCATTATATGAATCATAAATTCTTTCCCAGGGATAAAAAGTTGCTCCATAACTAGTATTAAATGCTGGATGTAATGCGTCATAATCTCCATTACCATTATGCCAGTCTACAGCCTCAGTATAATCTAATCCATAAGGAGTATCCGCCACAAAAAAGCAATCTTTTCTATATTCACATAAAGCTTGCATAGCTTGGACAACAGGACCTGATGAAACACCTGGTATTGCAATTAAATTAACATCATAGGCTGTAGGGTCTTTAATTGCCTGTAGTCCTGTTGCTCCAGTTGCAGATTCAACGCCTATATAATTGGCATCTGCTATTGAGCTAATACCATCTAATCCACCAATTAAATAATTAGTTTCTGCTACATCAGTAGTATTATTTAATACTATTGGGGATGGAGGGGCTGTTTCATCTTCAACATCGGCCTCAATATATAAACTATCCTCATTTATAGTTTCTTCTATATTAGCTTGAGTTAAATTATCGTAAACTTCTAAAGGGTTAGAAACATTTGGTGCATAAACTTTTACTTTGAATGTTCCTGTAGTTGTGCCGGTCTCTATCGTAACATAATAATTATTGGCCCAAATACCCTCAGATTTTGCATTAATTGTTAAAACGGGTGAAACAATTGCAACACCTTTTTCAGACACGGGTAATGTAATGTCACCAAATATTAGAGAATAGGCATCTAACGCAGGATTGGTATAAGCTGTCACTCCTACACTGCCCACTGCTCCTGTAACTACTGACCTTAAAACTAATTTAGCATTCAAGTTATCTTTAAAAGCAAAAGCTGCAAAATCAGTCTCTGCATTTATAGCACTTATAATTTCATCCAGGGTAGTGGCCGCTGGAATAGCTCCAGAAATATCCACATTCGCAACATCTGTATCTTGCTCTAAACCTAAATATTTTCTAACAGAACAATCAATTGTACCTGATATATCTAAACTAGACTTATAATAAGCTGGTTGAGCTAAACTATCAATAGATATTGTTGCTTTAGCCTCCGCCCCGTCTGCAACTCTTATTACCCATAACTGCCTTCCATTTCGTAAATATTCTAAAGCAGCATATGGCATATAATGACTTGTTGTAGGCTCTCCAAAATTAGTTATAAATTCATTTGTGTTAGTTACTAATGTAGGAGTATCAATAGGCCCTTTTGTACAAGTTCCCACTACAGAAGCTATAGTACTAGAAAGTGCCGGAGTATACTGACTAAGATCTATCTCATTAACATAGACTCCTGCTGCTATATAGTTTCCCATATATATATTATCCTTTCTACTCAATTTTAGTTATTTTTATAATTCCTTTTGTACCTTTTTTTTCTATATCTTTAGTCATTTCATCATCTTGAATTTGAACAGTCTTTCTAGGAAGAATAGTCAAAGTAGATGACCTATTATTTTTTCTTTTTAACAAGTTAATAACCTGTTTTTTTAAATTTTTAATTTCATACATTCTATATTCCTTTATTTCAAACCCAATACCCTTTTACTTTAATCCTAAGCTATTTTTAGGAAGCTTTCTATATAAAAGCACTTAATTAAAATAGAAACCTCTTAAAATATAAATATACTCCTACGCTTCATAAAGTGTCTGTTCTATTGAATCTAATAATCCTCCCGTTGAGTCATCATAATAGTCCAAAGAAGTAATAAAAATAGTTTTTTGTGTGTTGTAGGGTCTTACTAAAAACCCTTCTATTTTCAGGGAAACTGTAGTTCTTTTTTTTCGATGATCTCGTGAAGTTTCCAACATATCTGAACTAGATAAAGATTCTAAAAAAATGTGTACATAAATATCCTCTTTATACACAGTATTACTTATTTGACTAAAGTTTACCGGTAATCTTAAAATCTGGGAATCAAATTGAAGTGCCACCCACTGTTCTAGGAGATTCATTTGTGTTGTTGTTATCGTAAATAAGTCTAATTGATAATTAATACTATAGGGTACAGGATAAGGAAATTCTTGTACCTCTCTATATTCACTTGTATAATGTGCTTTTCTTATTGTAGCTTTATGATACCTATTAGGATCAAAATCAAAACCTGTTCTAGTAATCGCTATAGCTGGAAATTGCATTCTTATTTCTTTTTTTCTATGCCTATTATATTCTCTCTCATCTTTATGCAATATGTCTTTTATTCTTGCAAAACCAACATCTCCTGAAGCCATAAAAACCTGATAGTCATCCGCCGTATTAGGGTGTTTAACAAAAGGACAAGTCACTAACCAACTTTTCAACATTACATCATAAAGCCGAAATTGATCTGTATTAAATCCCTCTGTAAAATCGCTTAAAGTAGCGTTATTTGGAGGAATAGAAATATCATTTGCTGTCATTTGTTAAATCCTTTAATTTTTAAATAATTGTTTATACCTTGTGTTAGTTTATTTATAAAGGGTTCTATATGTTTTACAGGAAATTCTCCTTTTAAAGGGTAGCCTCTATCTATTTTATAAGCTAAACCTCTTATAGAATCATCTATTTGAAAGCTTAATCTTATTAGGTTTTTATTTTTTTCATCTATATTAATTTCTACTCTAAATTTATCCCAATAATTTTTACTTGTAAGGTATCTTTTTACGGGCTCCCCTCCAATAGTTTTATTACCCCTTGTTGGATAACCTATATATTTAATACAATAATCTTTTGCCTCTTCTATTATATTTTCAAACTCCTCCTTTAAATCTTTAGAAATTTCTTGTTTTAAAGGTTCAAGTTCTTCAAAAAGTTCTTTTAAACTAGGCATAGAATAAGACAATTTCATTAGTATTTACCCCTATCTACCTCACTAGTATAAACTATTAATTCAATATTTTTATGACTGGACATCCAGTAAGAGTCCGCCACCGGTTCTAAACTAACTACAAAATAAGTATGATGATCTATTTCTATTTTATCGCCTTCCCCTAACCACTCCGGATTAATATTTAATTTTTTCAGGCTAGGAACAGATATTTTAATTTCATGCTTATACTCTTTTTCTAATCCAAATAAAGTCAAATCTGGCTCACATTGTGCTAAAGTTATTCCTAAAGGTATTTCTAAAGCATGTGTATAATATTTTATTCTGGATTCTTTATATAACTCATCACAATTAAAAGTTTTATCCCATGTATAAGCAGATTCATCCCAAATATAGCCTTTATCCCAAATTAAAACTTTATCTCTTATTAACCTATACCATTTATATTTAGGGCAGTCTCTCAATGTAACTTCTGTATTAAATTCTGCCATTAAGTCATAATCTTTATTTATAAACTCTCCTTCAGATTTCCAAGCTATGAAAGTCATTTAGACTACTCCTATTATTAGTATTATTATTATTAAAAATAAGTGGGTGGCAAAGGCATTTGCATTCTTTCCAAATCCAATATTAATTCTGCTTTTCTGGTTGTAGCTTCTTGTTTTAAAGTTTCTCCATTTAAAGTTATCTTTCCTGTGTGAGACTGAATACCATCACCATATTTACTTCTTACCTCTCCTAACTTAAATTTTGCTTCACATTCTGCTAGGTCTTTTATTAATTCATGGTAACTTGTGGATATCTCTTCAATTCGATGATCTCTCATATAAACATAAGTAATATAATATTCAGTATAACCAGAAGTATCAATATAAAGTTTAAGAGGCTCATTTGGATCCCATTTCCATATAGGGTCAGTTCCAGTCACTCTTTTAATTACGCCTAATTGAGGAATCCCTAAAACAAATTCATCAAATTTGATAGGGTCCTGAATAGGAAAATAACTTCCCCAAAAAGGATGCGTTGAAGTTGTAGGAGAATATTTATTTTTAAATTGAACATCTACCACACCTTTTCCACAATCATCTATATCATATTCATACTGGTTGCAAACTAAATCTATATTCCCATACTCGTATTTAGAGCAATATCTGTTAAATAAATTAATAGCAGATTGAATAGAATCATCTAGATGAGATTCTTCTAATTCAACTGCAGCTTTAGGCCAACCTAAACGTCTTAATGTTATGTCTTTTAACTCTGTAGCTAGTAATAATTGTTCTGTAGTTTTAGCTAAAGTGTGAAAAGTAGTTGTAGGATAGGGATCAAAGTTTTCCCCATTTATTTTTGCATACCATTTTGCTATTATTTTAGTTTCTGTATAATCTTCTGTGTCTAATCTTACATAGTAATATAAATTACTGCCTGAAGGTTTTATTTCTATTGAAGGAGTAGAAGTTAAAGTAATGTCACTGCCTATTTGACTATCTGTTATTGTAAATAATTTTAAAGTCAAATCAGTGTCTACTAATACGCTCATATCTCTTATTCTAAAACCCTTTTCCAATATTAAAAGATTAGGCGTTTTATTAATATTTGGTGTAAAATTAGAAAAGCTATCATATAACATATTCCCTATCCTTAATTTCTACTATTTTTTTTTATAAGCGTCTAATTGTGTTTTTATCTTAAATACTAAATCATCTTTTGGTGTATTGTGTCCTATTATTACACCAAGAAATTTACAAATATCTAAAAGTTCTTTTTTTACAAAAGTTCCTAAACCATCTACATTATCTTCATTTTCACTCATTATAATTAAATCGTTTATATCTTTTCCAAAAATAGTTTTTCCAACATGTGCTGGTCTAACTACTTCTTGTTTTTCTATATTTAATCCTAATAATTTCGCATCCTCTTCTTTTTGTTTTTTCATTATTTTTTCTTGTGCTGAAAGTCCTCTTATTTGTTGCATTATACCTACAGGCCTAGGCCCCCTATAAATATTTAGAGATTTTCTTGGATCAAAGCAATTTTCAAATTGTTTTCCTTCTACAATTTGGCCTGGAGCTATTTTAATAGTTTTATCATTCGAAACTACTACTACAACATATGCTTGATTATTTATAAATTTCTGTCCCATTTTTTTTGCTCTCCTAAATACAAAAACAAGAGAAAGGATTATTTTCCTTTCTCTTTTTTAAAATCTATTATTTATTTATATTAGACTATTGAACCAGTTACATAAAAACGTGGGTTTACAAAACGAGTTCCATAAGCTGAACCCATACCTCTTCTTGTTTTAAAATCAGGTAAAGTAATTGGAGGTGTAGTGAACAGCGGCAAGAAAGTTGCATGTACAAAACCAGCATCTAACCAATTTGGTCCTAGATAACCTGCTACAGATATATTAGAGTTACTTTGGCCTATACCTAAATAAGGATCTTTAAAGATTTGCCATTTTCCATCTAATACTCCAATATCAATAACTCCAGCGCCGCTCTGTGTTTTGGTAGCATTAATATTACCTACAAAAGAAGGCAATGTTTCAATGACATTGCAAGTATCGATGCTTGCAACAATCCAATTGGTCATCCCTCTTTTTGTTTGCCTAAAAACTAAATTACTCATTTGAACTTGTGCGGTCACATAGGATAATTTATGTTCTGTATAACTTACGCCAGCCGGTACGGTACTATCCCATGCAACGTGTCCAGCCATAGCACCATTATACAATGCATTAATAATTTCTCTATCAATTTCAAATCCTATTTGATTAGCTAATACACCCAGTAATTCTTTTTCTACATCTACTCCATGCAGACTATTTAAACTAGCAGCAGATTCAATAGACCACTGCGACTGAAGCTTTCTATATTTAGCTACTACAGGACTAGAAGTTAATTGTAAATCCATTTGAGGTACATTATCCTGAGCCTCCCCATCGTATCTATAAGTTTGGGTAATAGCTAAGGCATTTACGGGAGCAACACTAAAAGTAACATCTATAGCTCCAGTAGTATAATCAATTGTACCCGCTGCAATACCTGTTCCAGAAATACTTCCAGCTCCATCATCAAATCCATTTATAGACCCTGCTGTTACACTAAAAGAACTTCTTTGCACAGGAAGGTAACTACAAGTACCCGTAAAATTAGTGGCAGACCCTGTTCCGGTGCCTAAAGGTTCATCTACTACATCCTCACTTGAATAATATTGACTGTCATTTGGGCCTGTTCCAGAATCAACCGCAATCTCCCCTGTTTGCTGTGCCCCTTTTGTACTACCAAATATATAGTCCATCCAAAAGATTAAACCAATAGGGCCTGATAAAGGCTGCTTAGATACTAAACTACCTGATACTGTATTAGCAAAAATAGCTCTAATCATTGGAAAAGCAAATTTTTCAAATGTGCCTATATTAGCTGTTAGAGTAGTTTCATTTAAAGATTTAAAATATCTATCTGTGTTTTCAAGTAAGGTTGCCATGTAAGCTTTTTCATGTGTGCTTTCTATACTTTCACACAACCCTCTCCATTTTCCATTTGCTAACTGTAAACCATAATCTTGCATGGAAGAAAAAGCATCTTGACCATTAGTTTGTAAGGCACCCTCTAGTAAAGGATTCATGCCTGTCATCACAACGCCATTTCCTAACATATTTCTAAGCGTAGAATCTACTTGCATTCCATTAAACATGTTTTTCCCCTTATATTATTTCCAAGTATCATTTTGAGTAACTATAGCCTGAAAAATATTGACATCGTCTAATTTTTTAGGTTTAGAGCTCTCATTTAATTTTTGTGTTTTTTTTATTTTTTTAGCAACATCATTGCTCTTTGACTCTATATTATTATCAGATTCATTGATCTGTTTACTAAGCATCTTTTTTAATTCAACTAAACTTTTGGTACTTTCTAAAATAGGCTGTACACATATAAGTTTAGGATTTTTTTCAATAGCTTCATTTATAAGTCTTTCTTTTGCTTGTTTTTCATAACTACCTATAAAATCCTGTATAATTTGATAAGAGGCTTTATTACGTTTAGTCAATTGAACGTTTGCTTCATTTAAAGATTTTTTATGACTTTCTAAAAATACTACTTTTTTCTTTAAATTAGTAAGCTCTTTTTTATAGTTATTTATAGCTTCTTTAAAACTAATTTTTTTAGGAAATTCTAAAGATTCACCATACCTTTTTTTAGAAGTTTTAGCCGCTAATTTAGCTCTTTTTTTTGCTGCTGATTTAGATATCTTCATCTTTTTCCCCGTTCTTTTTCTAGCTGCTGCTTTTTGTTTAGCCGATTGTATCTTCTTTTTTCTATATACCTTTTTTCGTTTTTCTTCTAAACTTTCTTCATCCTCATAATCTTCTTCATCTTGTTCTTGATAAGTCTCATCATAATCAAAATCTCCGCCTTCATACTCCTCATCATCGTAATACTCATCCTCATCTTCATATTCATCATCATCCATGTAGTCATCATCATCGTAATACTCATCATCGTCTACGTAGTCGTCATCGTCCATATATTCTTCATCCATATAATCATCATCATCATCATTTGTATAATTACCATTACTCATCTCTTCATTATAACCTGCATCGTCTAAAGGGTCATAATCATAATCTTCTGGTACTCCCAAATCAACTACACCTTCATTAAAAGTACCTTTAAAATGTTTATCAGATTTCTTATTTGACTCTGAAAGATTTAATCTTTCTTTAACCCTGTCATTTATAGCACTCTCTATTTTTAAAGCGTTTTCTAAAGAAGACTCAATAATTGAAGGTATTGTACTTATTTCTTGAGTAGACTCCAATTTTATCTTTTCTTCTTCTTTTTTCTTTTTTTCGTTAGGATCCATATTATCTCTAGCCTCCTGTAATTTAGTATTGAGGGAGTCCCTAATCCTTGATATTTGATCTCCCTGACTGTTAAATTTAGCTAATTCTTTTTCTAAAGTATTCAATTCTTGTTTTGTCTCTCTAGAAAGTTTATCTTCTTTTAGTATTTCTTTATATATTTGCATTAATCGTACTGCTAATTGAAAAAGGGAGTCAATATCATACATATCTAAATTTATAGTTTCTACTATAGATTCTTTCACCTCACCATAAGGTTTGTATAATCTTGGATAAGCTCCCTGAGTACTAGGCTTATAAACAAAATCAAATGTATCTAAAATATAATCTTTAGGTGTTATCCATTCTACTTCTTCTTTATCTATAGTTTTTTTTGCTGAAGTTCCACCCCCTCGACTAGATACCCCAATTCTAGCTTTTCTTCTTGCTAATTCTTGTAATATAAGTCCTGTAGGAGTGTTGTATAGCTCTGCTTGCCCTGTTATTTCTGTGCCATTCATACCTAAAGCAATTATAGCATGAGAAATATCTTGTGCCCGTGTTTTATCATCGCTAGGGTGTTCTACTACTCCCAACATACCTCTTGTTCCATTAGGGCAAATTATCCTACTCTGCTCTTCTTCTACTATTCTTTCCCACAGTTCCAAAGGATAATATCTACCATTTATATTTTTTCTGTTAGCTTCTTGAAATTTGCCCTTTAATATAAATAAGTCATTTTGAGACTCATTAAAAGAAAGTCCGGCTAAGGGGTACATATCATCTCTTAAAGGCTTTCTTTGTACCATTCTAACTCCCTTATTCCTTAATTATTAAGTAGCGTATTCATAATGTAGAACGTCTCTATTTACTGTTACTCTTATGTCTCTTGCGTCTTGAGCTTTTGATACATAAGTAGTTGATTGATTTACAGAAAAACCATAATTAGTCTGTAAATACGTTTTTGTATTAGCTACAGTATCATCACTAAGAACCGATCCCCCTCTAGGGCATCTTATTATAATATTACCATCACCTTTTCTTGATACACTCATTTCAATTTCTTTTAAAGATGCGCTTGATATAGCCATAATCAAATCTCCTTGTCTTTTATACCCCCACTATGCCAAAGAAAACAGACTCATTTTCTAATTGCTCTTTAGCATAAGCAGGAAAATCTTTTAATTTCACGTTAGTTACTATCTGCTCTTCTACATCTAAACCTA